ACCGAGACTGGCGGCCGGCGGCTTCACTGACGGCATAAGCATCGCAGGTGAAGAAGGCATGGAGGCGGTCATCTCGTTCGATCCCGCGTACCGGGAAAAGAATATAAGCACATGGGCTGCGGCCGGCAAGCTGCTCGGAGTTCTGGACGGCATGAACATGGACGAAGGAACAAAGGCGGCGGCGGTTTCCATCCGGATGATCGACTCCGCAAAGGCTCAGAGCGACGCTCCGCTAATCGCTCAGGCCGGAAAGCTCGCAGCACTCGACGACTTCAGTCTGGGAGAGCTGACCGAGACGACGATCATCTACTACGACTTCAGCGGCTTCACGTGGGCGCCCACCGTGGAAGGCAGCGCAGCTGCCGACAAGGAGGACATCATGGAGGCGCTGAAGGACAAGGCCAGCGAGTTCTTCGACTGGCTTGAAGAATGGCTCAGGCAGAAGGAGGTCGGAAAATATGACCGTGTCAGCATTTATTAACTACCGAACCCGGCAGGGCGACACGTTCGACGATCTGGCCTTGCAGGTCTATAACAACGAGAAGATGGCGCACCACATCATCGAGCAGAACCCTGACTACGCCGACGTCATAGTGTTCGAGGACTCGGTTCCTCTGAAGATCCCCGTGTTCGACGAGACCGAGGCTCCTCAAACACTGGCGCCGTGGAGGCGGGGCGCATGAAGCTATTATACGAGGGCGTCGACATCGCCGGAAAGATCTCCATCAACCAATGCGAGCACGAGACATACGCGGAGAAGCGCAGCGACCAGCTAACTCTCCGCTTTATAGACTCGCAAGGGCTCTGGAACTTCTGGCGGCCCGTACGCGGCGAAAAGGTGCAGCTCATTGACGGAGCGGACGACACTGGCGTCATGTATATCACGTCGATCCGGCCGGAAAATGGGCTTTTCACGCTGCGGGCCATGTCAATGCCGCTATCAGGCGAAACAGTCAACAGCAGGTCGTGGGAGAACGTCAGGCTGCTCCAGATCGGGGCAGACATCGCAAGTCGCCACGGCCTCACCTTCAAGACGTACAGAGTGACAGACCGGACATACTCCTACATCAAGCAGGAGCGGGAAACGGACTTCGAGTTCCTTCACCGGCGCTGCCAGCTGGAAGGCTACGCCATGATCATATACAACGGCCAGCTGATCATATACGACGAGCACACTCTCGAAAGCCAGACACCGGCTGACACCATCAAGGTCGGCAAGGACGGCTTTTTCACATACACAGACGACTCCGCTCAGTCGTACGGATCCGCCGAAGTGGTCAGTGGCATTTACAAGGGCACATTCACAGACAGTACCGCCAACACCGGGCGAGTGCTGCGGCCGAAGCACCCGATCGAGTGCACCAGCGACGCCGAAGCGATCCGCTTCGCGCGTGGCCTGCTCCGGGCAGCAAACAAGGACGCACGCACCGGCAGCTTCAGGAGGAAGCTCACGCGAGGAGTCGCGGCAGCCTCAGTGTTGAAGCTCCAGACCGACAAGGCGAGCGTCTGGGACGGGCCCATATTCGTCACACGCACCCGCCACAATTTCCTGACGGGTGAGAGCAAGATATTTTTCCGGAAACCACTGGAGGGCTATTAAATGGCAGATATACAGAAAGGCATCATCAGCACAATCGAAGGAGCCGCGGACGCGAATGGAAACAGAACACGGGCACGTGTTATTCCGGAGCAGGCTGACGGCGTCATCACGAAGCCACTGGTCATTCCGAAGCCGCTCAGAGGTAACGCCGGAGCGCTCGCAAAAGGCACCGAGGTCATCTTCGCCGTGTTCCCTGACCAGTCCGGGATCATTCTCGGACGCGCTGACGGTGAGTGGAATGGCATCCTATACGGCGACATCAGCGTCAGCGGAAACATAACAGCAAACGGAACGGTCACGGCTTCGGACGTTAAGACCAACAGCCTGACGAGTGTGAACTCGCATAGACACGGAGGTGTAGAAACCGGATCCGGCGACTCCGGAATTGCTAAGAATTAAGGAGGCGCGCCATGGCTATCACAGCACAATGGACTACCAATAAAGGCACCAAGACGTGGCAAGTGACTCCGAGCCAGATCACGAGTATCAGCAACTTCTCGACAGCCTACGAGCTCAACGCCGAGGACAACAACTCAGTCGAAGGATCTCCTCTCTCAAACCAGAGAGGGATGAAAAAGAAAACCATGTCATTCTCGACAGTGTTGACAACTTCGACAGGGATCGACGTCCGCGCAGAGTTCGAGAGCTGGGAGAGCTACGTCGGGCAGTACGGCCCGCTGAAAATCGGCGGGAAAAAGTTCGGCCCGAACTGGCTGCTCAATTCGGTAAAACCTTCAGACGTGCAGATCGACGACAGTGGCCGGTTCCGCAGCATGAAGCTGGCCTTCAGCTTCGAGGAGACGGACGACAAAACGGACGCAGAAATCACTGCATCGGTCTCAGCAGTCAAGTCGGCTGTCTCGGTTACGGCATCGGCGGAAGCCAAGGAGATCAAGAAAACGGTCAGCACGGCGGTCAGTCAAGCGACAAAGACGCCAGCGGCCAGTTCTGAGATCGCTCTGGGCGACGTCGTGCAGTTTTTAGGCGGCCCGCACTACGTAAGCAGCACGGCCACGTCCTACAAGGTACAACCGAAGCCCGGCCCGGCTAAGGTCACGGCCATCGCAAAAGGAGCGCGGCATCCATACCACGTAATACACACAACGAGCGCCAGCACAGTCTACGGCTGGGTGGACGCCAGCCAGATCAGCAAGCCGATCTCAGTAAAAGAATCGTCCGCGTATAAGCTCGCGAGACTTCAATGATGGCGCTTGCTAAAAGGAGGTATGACATGCTAAGCAAAGGAAACAGCAACCCCGCGGTCTGCGTGAACAACCTGATCCAGATCACCAGAGGCGAAAACCCATACGACAGAGTGAAGGGCGTCAGCTTTTCAAAGATCGACGGCCCGGCGACAACCGCGGCCGACAGTCTCGCAGAGGACGCTGAGTGGATGATCGAAACCTACGAGCCCCGCGCTGAGGTCGAGAGCATCGACGTCACAGCGGACGACGCAAGGAACGGGCAGTTCACCATCACCGCGAACATTAAAACCACAAAGGAGGGAGAAGGATGAGCAATGAGTTCATAACAACGGACGCCGGTCTGATATACGAGGAAATCATCACATCGCTGGAGTCCGGAGTCAGCGAGCCGCTCTATCCGGGAGACGAGCGCCGGATCTTCGGCGAGGCTCTCGTTCCACTGTTTGTGGCCATGTATAACTCGGTTAATGACGCAGTACGCCAGAAGATGCTCCGCTATGCCAGAGGCGAAACACTTGACGCCCTCGGCGAGCGGATGGGCGTCGAAAGAATATCCCCGACAGAAGCGACCACGACTCTCCGCTTCTCTCTGGCGGAGCCAATCAGCGAGAACGTCATCATCCCGGAAGGCACAAGAGCCACAAGCGACAGCTCTCGCTACTTCGCGACTACGGTCACGGCGGTCATCGAAGCCGGCAACACGTTCGTCGACGTCAATGCTGCAAGCGTGGGCGGCGGCACGAAATACAACGATATTCCGGCCGGGGCGATCAACACGATCGTCGACATGATCGCGTTCGTCGACTCAGTCACCAACCTGACGGCAACAGCCGGAGGCGACGACGAGGAAACGGACGACAGCCTCAGAGAGAGGATCAGGGCGGCCCCTTCCAAGCAATCAACAGCCGGCCCGGTAAATGGCTATAAATACTGGGCCATGAGTGCAGACACATCCATCACGGACGTCTCGGTGAAATCTGAGCAGGAAACGCTGGAGAGGATCCTACCGGTCAACGGCCTGAAGGCCTACAAGGGCGGCGACACGCTGATCCCCAACTCCCTCATCGTTTATCTGCCCGACGGAGAAACGCCGGCAGAGGAAGGCACAGACTACACTGCGGACTATGACGACGACATTTTGACAATCACGCTGGATGAAGGCGGAGCTCTGGCAGCAGCCGAGAGCATAAAGATCCAAATCGACGCCACAAACGCCGGCATCGTCAAGATCATCCCGATCTGCGAAGGCGGTGAGCTTCCTGACGAGACTATTCTCGCGAAGGTGCTCGCGGCGTGCAGCGCCGACGAAGTCAGACCGCTGACCGACACCGTCAAGGTGGAAGCTCCGGCGGTGAGTGAATACGACATAGTCCTGAAGTATTACACCACCGCGGCCGAAGAAAGCGCCTGCATACAGACGATCGAAGGGCCCGGCGGCGCGATCGACAAGTACAACGACTGGCAGAGCTCAGCGCTCGGCCGAGACATCAATCCGGATAAGCTGCGGGCTCTGATCCTCGCACCCACCGGAGACGGCGAAGTCGGAGCGACGCGAGTCGTCATCACCAGCCCAGTGTTCACTGAGCTGAACGACACGACGATCGCCAAGTTCTCCGGCGTGAAAACTATAACGCACGAGGTGGTCGGGTAATGCTTTTACGCACCGCCGACATCCTCAAACTCGTGCCTGAGTTCATGCGTAAGGACGATGCAGTGAAAGGACTCGCCGCAGCCGTCAACAAGCTGATCAGAGAGCCCGGAGCACGAGTCAAAACCATCCGAGTCTGGGATCAGATCGACAACCTCGACGACGTCCAGCTGGACGAGCTCGCCTATGAGCTCGACATCGACTGGTACAGCTCCAGCCTCCCGCTGGAGAACAAGAGGGCGGTCGTCAAAATCGCGGATCTGGTACACAGCAGACGCGGAACAAAATGGGCCGTCGAGCAGCTGATCACCGCGTACATCTCGCCCGGATCGGTCGCAGAATGGAGTGATAGCGGATACATAAACCCGAAGCCGTTCCACTTCTCCGTCTATACGTCAAACAGGCACGTCACAAGCGAAACCCTTCAGGAGTTCATGGCCATCGCAAAAGTGGCCATGTCAGTCCGGTCGAGGCTCGACGGTGTGTACTTTTCGGACAAATACGGCGGAACGGTGGTAGCGATCGAGGGCCGCACCACTCCGCACTTCTTCACCTCGAACAAGTGCGGCACGATCCCAAGGCCCGGAACAATCGGAGGAGTATTTCCACAGCCGGCGGCAACAGCCGGGGAAAACACCGAAGGCTACGGCTTCACCTCAGAGAAGGCAGGCTCCATCGAGGCCGGAGTTTATCCGCGGGCGGCATACGTGAGCAGCATTTCATCGGCGGCCGTTCAGGCTTCCGGAGCAGCTGCTCCCGGCAGCTTTCAATAATCAAGTGCGGAACCGCAAAATGCGGAGCATAACGTAAAGGAGGCAATTCAATGGCATTTTACACAACGAACTTTCTGGCAAAGCGCCGCAAGTGGTGGATGAGGAACATCGCCAAGGTCGAGGCGCTGGTCGGCTCCACGTGGTACACGGGAACCATCCAGAAGAAGGATCTGGAGAACGAGAAGATCGTGATCCATGCGGTGTTCCCGGATCTCACCGCACTATCCGCCACCATCACAAGCCTGAGAGTCATCGACATCGACGGCGAGGTCGCGGCTCAAAAGGCCGAAAGCATCACAAAGGCAGCCGGGCAGGGCGTTCTGATCAAGCTGGAGCTGCCTATTCTGGAACAAGGGGAGGTATAAACCATGTACAAACGCACAATCTGGCAGGATCATGTTCCGGGAGTGCAGGAAGGCACTGACATGAATGCCGCCAACTTCAACAACCTCGAAGCCGGCGCTATGGAGGCGAACGCCATGGCCGCGATGATGGCAGCCTACCGGCGCTATGCGGTCGACGAGGCCGAGAACGCCAAGGTCGTCGCGATCGCGGCTACGCTCACGCCTTCAGGCACGGACGTCAGCGTCGACATTCCGCTGGCATCCACAAGAAGGCGCACAACCTACGAAGTCGTCGCAGAAATCACATCGATCACCGGCGAATCCGGCGCAACAGCCGGCGACATCGTGATCAGTGACAAGCAGGCCAACGGCTTCAAGGCTAAGTTCAACGGAACGGCGACTTCGGTCGGCGTCCGCTTCAAAGTGTCAGGAGGCATGATCTAATGGCTAACGTGATAATTAAGACCGACGAGCAGCGCAACCATGAGAAGCGCGTACTCCAGTCCTACGGCGTAAAGCCGGATCAGGCAACCAAAGAACAGCGCGAGTGCGCTCAGGAAATCAGCCGCAAAACGGCAGAAATCGAAAGGAGAATGCAGAAATGACTGTAATCGAGAAAAATGTAGGCCAGAAAATAGCCTACGAGGTAAACGGCAACAAGATCACGTTCGGCGACGACGAGATCACCCTGAACCTCTCAAAGTACGAAAGGGATGACGAAATACAGCTCGACATCTGCCGAGACGACGATCACATTCTGATCGCTGGACTGTCGAAGTATTACGTCGCGAACATTATCATCCCGGCCAGACAGTACGACGGCGGCGAGCCCGCGCCCTTCAGCATGGATAATGTGACGCTGGTGCTCTGGGCTCTGGTCGATGCATCGGAGGTGTAAGCTATGCCTATTAGTGCAAAACCGGTAAGCGACTTCGATGCAGCGGTCAGACTGTTGTCTGGCGGCACGAACGTCGTCATTTATAACGACCTCGGTCTCCCCTCCATCTTCGTGAGGAGAGACAAAGGCATGATCAGCGACGTAATAACCGGAGGCAGCTCCGGCGTCCATCCTGCCTTCATAGTGGACGGCGTCGAGAAGGACGCCTTCTACATCGGCAAATACCTCGCCTGCGTCTACAAAGGCCGCGCGCTCTCTCTCCCACTTCAGGATCCGACAGCGAGCTCGGTCGCAGCCGCAGACAGAGGCAGCGCTCTCAGCACCTCCGTGAACTTCGACAATGCGAAGATCTGGTGCGAGTCAAACGGCCCCGGCTTCCACCTTCCCACGATCGCCGAATACGCGTGGCTGGCTCTCCTGTCCCGTAAAAACGGCACAATGCCACGCGGCAACAACAACTACGGACAAGATCACAGCGCAGCGTGGGAAAAAGGCATTGTTTCGTACTATTACGACAGCAGCGGAACAAATACAGCCGGCAGAACCCTCACCGGATCCGGCCCGGCTACATGGAACGACAACTGGAAACCGGACGGCATCTGCGACCTGAACGGCAACGTCTACGAGTGGCAGGGCGGCTATCGCACAGTCGACGGAGAGATCCAGATCTT